ACCCGCCCGGACCCGAAGTACGACCACGCCGCGGGAGTCCCCGACGGCTACCCGGGCGGCACCGGGAAGTACAAGGACGCGGCCGAGGCCGCACTCCCGAAGGGCGCCGGCACCGCTCCGCAGCCGCAGGGCAAACCCTTCAAGCTCGGAGGAGGCTGACCGTGGCGGACACCGTGAAGAGATCCGACGGCAAGAGCGACGAGACCCCCATCGAGCACGCCAAGGGCTACAAGGACGAGAAGCCGGCCGTCGCTTCGAGCAACAGCCCGGCGGCCCAGCCCCAGGGGAAGCCCTACAAGCTCGGCGCCGGGAAGTAGCGAGCCGCACCCCAGACCACTTTCAGGAGAAGGACGATGGCAGACAGCGTGAAGCGGGCGGACGGGAAGACGGACGAGAGCCCCATCGAGCACTCGAAGGGCTACAAGGACGCCGTCGAGAAGGTCCCGCAGTCGGACCTGCTCCAGGAGTCCACCATGCCCAAGGGGCCGGATCCTTCTCCCTTCAAGCTCGGGCCCATGGCCGGCGGGGACCGGAAGTAAGCGGAGGTGGACGCCTTCACCCTCAGCGGGAGCTACGGCACCACGCCCCTCGCGGGTGAGACCTCCGGTATCCCGTTCCTCGCCACCCCACTCGCCGAGACCCTGAACCTCTCGGCGAAGCAGTTCGGGGAGTACTCCCTGAACTCCGACGCCGCGCAGGCGGTGGCGTTCGGCGGGGTGAGCCCGGCCAACGTCATCATCATGAAGGTGACGAGCGGCCCCGCGGTGAAGGCGAGGATCACGTGGGGCTCGAACGTGACGCAGGCGATCGAGGTGGACGGGAGCTACATCCAGATCGACAAGACCACCGGCATCACGGCACTTGACCTTACGCGAACTCCAGGGCAAATTTCCGTAGTCGAGGTTTTCCTAGGCCAGGCCGCATAGCGCGGTCCAGCAAGAAGGAGCAATGCAATGGGAGACGTGACCACTTCCGTAGTCGACACCGTACAGGCCGAGCTGGACAAGGCCGACCCGAACACCCTGGCCGACGTCCTCCGGCTGGTGAAGCTCGGGACGATGGTCACGCCGCTGAAGCGCACCTTCACCGGCCTGACCTCCGCGACCGCCTTCGACCTCACCGCGATCGACGGGACCGGGGAGACCGCGGGCGCGACCAACCCGGCGCGGCTGGCCCTCCTGGACTGCCGGACCCTCCGCGTGACCGCCGGTGCGGCCACCGCCGGGCCCCGCACCCTCACCGACTCCGGCGGCACCGCCGGGGCCCCGGGCGCCAACGGGCCGGGCGTCGTCGTCATCAGCGACGACGGGAAGACCCTCACCTTCGAGGCCGGGGTGACCGGCTTCGTCATCGAGTACGTGCCCAGGGCGGCCACCAACATGACCGCCCAGTGGGCCGGGCAGGAGTGAGCGAGGAGACGTAGCACCCGGGCCGGATTGGCCGGACCGGTAACACCTATCCCAAGCCCCCGAAACGGGCCGGTGCGTCTTCGTCGCCACGCGACGGCGGCGGAAACAGCCGGAAAGACCGGACGGAGAGCAGTAGGCACGCGGAGGAGCGCATGGGACCGGACGCAACGCCGGGAGTACCCGGCAGTGGAACAGCGGTACCACCCGCGGGACAGCAGCCGCCCGCACCTGCACCTGTAGTGACGGCACCGGCGGCAGATGGGAACGACGAGACGCCTCCCGGGTCGAAGGGACCCGGAAAGACCTACCTCGTGCCCCACGACACCTGGGCCAAGACGAAGCTGAAGCAGCGCGAGCGCGGAAAGAGAGAGGCCATGGAGGAGATGGACAAGATCGCCAAGGAAGCCGGTTTCGCGTCCTACAAGGACGCGGTCGCCTTCATGGGCGGTCTCAAGAAGAAGGGCGGGGTGCAGTCGAAGCCCGAGGCGGGCTCCGGCGAACCCAAGCCCAGCGGGTCCGGCTCTTCCAAGTGGGGCAAGCAGTACGAGCGGGAGAAGCAGCAGTGGCAGAAGGAGAGAGGCGAGCTGGCCTCGAAGCTCCGCCACACCACCCGCAAGTACTCGGACCTGGAGCAGACCTACAACGCTGCGCAGGCGGAGTGGGAACTCCAGAAGCTGGCCATCTCGAAGGGGATCAAGGACCCGGACTACGCGGTCCGACTCCTCACCCGGCACCTGGAGTCCATCGGCGGCAGCGACCCCGAGAAGCTCAAGGCGCTGAACTTCGACGACGCGGCCTACTTCGAGAAGCTGCGCGAGTCGCACCCGTACCTGTTCGGAGAAGTCGTCAAGCCGGTCACCACGGGGACGGGGCCAAACGGCCAGCCGGTCCCGCCGAAGGGGACCAACGGGGCTCCATCCAACCCCGGCACCACGTTCGACGCGAAGAAGGCCACCCCGGAGGAGTTCCGAGCCGAGCTGGCGCGACGCGGCCTGAACATGGAGGCGTGAGGGGGAGGGGAAGAGCGCCCGGAGAGATCGTCGGCACCTAACCTACTGAAGGGAAAACGGAAATGCCCAATTTCAGCACAATCCTCCAGGCCCCCGACATCCGGGCGCTCGTCCAGCAGAACATCCTGGAGCGGGCGTTTCACGACGCGCTCTTCCCCCGCCTGCTCTACCGGAGCGAGGCGACCCCGCAGCTCTGGCCCGCCAACGTCGGCGACACCATGGTGTTCACCGGCGTCGGGCTGATCACCCCGAAGCTCCAGCCGCTGGTGCCCGGGACCGACCCGCAGCCCAGCTCCTACACCAAGGAGCAGTGGACGGCCCAGCTCCAGCAGTACGCGGACGCGATCGACACCGCGATGCCTACCAGCATCGTGGCCATCGCGAACCTGTTCCTCCGGAACGCCCAGCAGCTCGGGATGTCCGGCGGGCAGAGCCTGAACCGGCTCGTCCGTAACCGGCTCTTCGCGGCCGGGCTCTCCGGGTCCACCGTAGCCACCGGGGCGAACGTCGCCTCCACCTCCATCCACGTCCAGCGGCTGAACGGGTTCACCACCGCCCGCCGGCCGGACCTGGCCGCGGGCTCCCCCGTCCAGTTCCAGACCGTCTCCTCCAGCAACCCGCTGGCGGTGACCGTCTCCGGGAACCAGGCGGCCAACGTCATCGGGTTCACCTCCGACAACCCCGGCGACACCGTGGGGCCCGGGACCCTGACCCTGGACACCGCGGTCACCACCGCGGCCCGCGACTCCGTCGTGTCCTCGGACGCCACCGTGGGGTTCAACGTCGGCGGCGCCACCACCATCGACGGGATCTCGGCGACCGACCTCTTCCACATGGCGGATATCCGCAACGCGGTGAGTCGCATGCGCCAGGAGAACGTCCCGCCCCAGCCCGACAACCGGTACCACGCCCACCTCGACCCGACCTCCGAGTCCGAGGTGTACGGGGACACCGAGTGGCAGCGCCTGCTGACCGCGATGCCCGACCACTACATCTACCGGGACTTCGCGATCGGCGAGCTGCTCGGGTGCGCCTTCCTGCGGAACACCGAGTCCCCGCTGCCGGAGACCGTGGCCCCGTTCGACGGCACCACCTACTCCCTGAACGACCCCTTCCCGGGCGAGCTGAAGAACGGCGCGAGCACCACCATCCACCGCGTCCTCTTCGTCGGCCAGGGGTCGATCTACGAGTACTACCAGGACCTGAGCCAGCTCATCACCGAGGCCGGGATCACCGGCCGGGTCGGCGAGCCGGACGTGAACAACAACTCCATCGAGGTGATGACGGACCGGATCCAGCTCATCATCCGGTCGCCCCTGAACCGCCTCCAGGACCTCGTCTCCACGGCCTGGAAGTTCATCGGCGACTGGCCGGTCCGCACCGACGCCTCCACCGGCGACGCCGCCCGCTACAAGCGGATGGTCGTGGTTTCCCACGCGTAGTCAACCACTTAGCTAGGTATTATCCTAGAGGCGGTAGACCACCGATGGTGACGGCGGACGGGAAAAAGACCGGCGGTCGGTGCGGCGAGACCAAGCCGGCCGTGGGGAACTTCTACCGCGTCCGCCGGGCCGGCGGTGATGGCTTCCACGGCTACTGCATCCCGTGCGTGAAAGCTGCCGCGGTGGCGTGGCAGAAGGCCAACCCGGAAAAGAAGCGTGCTCAGGATCGCAAGCGGTGGCTGAAGAAGCCGAAGAAAGGCCACTTCCGAAAATACGCCACTGAAGCGGAGCGGAAGGCTGCCCTGCGCGAACAGAAGCGGCACCACAACCAGAAGCCGGAGTCGAAGGAACAGCACCGGAATCGCCAGCACCTCTACCGCCTGACGCTTGAGTATAGCGCTGGCCATAGCGTCAGCGGGGCGCTTACCCTAAGCGAGTGGCGGTCGGTACTGCTGGCGTTTGGCGAGCGCTGCGTGTATTGCGGGGTTGGCGGTCGGCTGGCCATGGAGCATCTGACCCCGACTTCCAAAGGCGGCGCCCACGCGTTAGGCAACGTTGCTCCGGCCTGCAAGTCGTGCAACTCTCGGAAGAAGGACAAGACTTTGGAAGATTTCGTGGGCGCGCCCCGCGCGGAAGAGATCCGCGAGAAGGCGCTCCTCCATTGATGACTTCGGTTGCTGACTTCGGTCAGCATTTCGGGCGGAGGGATCCTTGCCGATCCCCTTGCGGGCACGTGTTGAACGTCCCGGCCGCCCACTCGACAGCCGCTCCCACTTCGGTGAGGGCATCAACAGCGGTCGAGACACATAGAGGCCCGGAACCTCGGTCGGTCCCGGACTTCGCTCTTGGGCAAACCCTGGCTTCGTGCCATGGAACCGCCCATTCGGTAGCACCTTCGTGTGCTGGGCTAGACCTGGATCACTCTACTAGGGGTTGCTCTCCAGGACGCAGCCTGCAACGCGGGCCGAGGCGAAAGGACTCACCCAACGGCAGGGGAAATGCCGGATTCAGTCCTTGCTCGATCGGCCCGCGTTGTGCCACTTTCTTCCGGTAGGCCACCCATGGCGAACCCCAAGGACCCATCCGCAGGCATCATCTCTCGGCCGAAGCGGGCCAAGAGGGGCGCCGCCCTGGCGGACGGACCGGCCAAGCCTCCCATGATGGTCGGGGCGAACGAGGCGGAGGAGCCGGGGCCCGACTCACCGCCGGCCTTCAAGGAACCGCCCCTCCCCCCGGCCCCCTACCCCTCCCCGAAGCCGTTCACGGAGCGCATGGCCGCGGCCGTACGCCCCGCCGGCCGGCCCCCGCTGCCGCCCGCCGACCGCTACCTGGTGAAGTCCCCGCCGGAGAAGCTGGTGGTGGTCCGCCCGGGCGCCTCGACGTGGATCCGGGCCGGCAAGGTCCTCGACGCCCGCGCCTTCGGGATGGGCACCATCCAGATGATCTACTCGCAGGGGGTGGACCTGGAGCCGCTACCGCCCGACTGGAAGCCGCCCAAGCGGCGGTGAGGGGGCCGCCGTGATCTCCGCCCAGGAAGACCGCTGGTACCGACCGCTCTTCGTCCGGTCCGAGGACGAGGGCAGGCGCTGCAAGCGCTGCCGCCGGGTAAGGCACGTCCGCCACTTCCGCGGGAAGTCCGACCTCTGCCGGCCCTGCCAGGACGTCTCCGTCTACGACGCCCGGAGGGCCAACTAGGTGTCCGTCCTCACCACCTTCACGGACGCCGAGAAGGAGCGGGTGAAGTACCACCTGGGCTACGGCTCCCTCGACTCCGCCGCCGCACTCTCCTTCGGGCTGCCGATCACGCTCCAGCCCCTCTTCATCGTCGACCAGGCCCTCAACATCACCACTGTCGACGCCGGGAACCGGGTGCGCCGGCTGCTGAACATCCTCGACGGGATCGACCAGAAGCTGGTCGACGCCCAGGACCGGCTGGCCGCCAAGCGCCTGGACACCCTGGAGACCCGCCCCGACGAGCCCGACGCCCTGGAGCGGGAGTACTACCGCTGGGCCTGCCGGCTCGCCGACACCCTCCGGGTCCCCATCTACCCGTATTCGCAGCGCTTCGCCACGTTCATCCGCGGTGGCGGCCCTGGCGGCGCCGGCTCCATCCCGGTGAGCGGGTAACCCGTGGGCTCCTCCTTCACCAAGGCCGACGCCGGGACGGTGTCCAAGTCCCTGGCCGTAAAGCTCATCCCCACGGCCGATAAGCTCCGCGACCTATTCACCACCTTCGGGCTCCGGCGGTACGTCGTCAGCCTCATCCGCACCCGGTGGACCGGTCCGGTGCGCGGGGACGGGCAGGAGTTCGTGGAGACCGCCGTGCCTATCTTGCCGACCCCGCTGATTACGGACCTCCAGGGCGTGACGGAGGTGGTCAACCCCGCCGGGCTCGACGAGGTGGGGACGATCCTCCTCCAGGAGGTGAGCGCCTCGTTTTCGGAGGAGCAGCTCCGGGGCTGGGACAACCAGGACAACGCCCTGGAGCCCAACCAGGACTTCTTCTACGAGGTGGAGTTCGTGCTCCCGGACGGCAGCCAGACCGTCCGCCGACGCTTCTACCCTCGCGGTGTCCCGCTCATGCAGCCAGGCCGCTTCCAGTGGGTCGTGCGCCTCGAAAGACAGCGCTCGGATAGAACTCCTGCTGGAGAACTGTAAGGGTGACACGAACGTGCTCAGTCTGCGGAGAAGAGAAGGTGCTCTCTGAGTTCTATAGAGCCCGCTCTCGCTGCCGTGCCTGCCGGCGCGAGCATGACCGTTCTGACCAGCGCGTTTCAGAGAATCGAGTACGCAGCTACAAGAAGCACGCGGAGAAGAGGCGCGCTGAGGCACGAGAATGGGGCAAGATTCGGCGAGCGCGTCTCCGCGCCTCGGGGAAGGTCCGGCCAAGGCAATCTACTCCCTTGACGGTAGAGCAGCGTCGTGAGTGGAATAGGCACTTCATGACTGAGTACAGGAAGCGACCTGAGGTAGTAGCGCGCACGAAAGAGTGGACCGCGAAAAATATGTGGCGCTTCGTGGCCAAGAGCCAGAACAGGAGGAACCGGCTCGGCGGAGTCCGTGTCGAGGCCGCGGCGTGGCTTACTATTCTCGAACGCTTCGGGTACTGCTGCGCCTACTGTGGGCACCCGTCATCCGAAGTTGGAACACTGGCGCAGGAGCATGTCATACCGATATCACGCGGCGGGCGCCATGCCGTAGAGAACATCGTTCCGGCCTGCAAGTCGTGCAACTCCTCTAAGGGTGCGAAATTGCCTGAAGAGTGGGTCGTGAGGCTGGAGCGCACCCGCGACGACCGCACGCCCGGCGGGGAGCTGACCTGACGTGGCCACGGAGAGGGTCTTCGCGGACGCCAAGCAGTGGGCCGCCTTCCAGCGGCGCCTGGGGAAGGCGTTCACCCCGGCAGCCCTGAAGGGGATCCGCGCCGGTGGGTTGCGCTGTATCCCTCTCCTCCACCGGTCCACGGAGACCGCCCCGCCGGCCAGCACCGGGGGCGGTACCGGGGCGGTGGACACCGGCGACTACAAGCGCCGCTGGCGCACCTCCCCGCTGCCGAACGGGGTAGAGGTCTTCAACGACGCCCCGGAGGCCGGAGTGATCGAGCTGGGCCGCCGCCCCGGCTCCCGCCCGCCCCCCTCCTCCGTCCTCCAGCCCTGGGTCCGGCGCAAGCTCGGGCTCTCCGACGCCCAGGCCAAGGGGGTGGCCTTCGTCGTCGCCCGGGCCATCGGCCGGCGCGGGCTCCGGGCCCGGCGCGTGATGGCGCGGGCCCTCCCCGCCATGCGTAAGGCCGTGATGGCAGAGGT